TCCATTTTGTTGTGCCTCTAAATATTAACGGGGAACTTGTAGGTACTGTGTATTTGATAATTACAATTCCAGATCCACCACTTTTTGAAGGAGCAGTTGTAACACCTCCACCTCCTCCACCTCCAGTATTTGCTGTCCCTGCGGTAGCTGCTTGACTGTTTGAACCTTGTCCTCCACCACCAGTGCCCCCTGCGGCAGGGCTAGCTGCATTATTTGCACCGCCTCCACCTCCACCTGCGTAAGTAGTTGCTACTCCTATGAGTGATGACACAGAGCCAGACCCACCTGCTCCACCTACCGCAGCAGGCGCACTACTAGGATTATAATCATCGCCTGCTTCTCCTGCACCGCCACCACCACCGCAAGCAACGTATTGACCATTTTGATGCCTTCCGTCACCTCCAGAATTACCTTGTGATGATGTAGTTTCACCACTTATGGGGCTTATTGCAATTGCACTACCACCCGTACCATCTCCAGAAGAGGGTCCCGGAGGCGCATAAACACCGCCACCACCTCCGCCAGAACCACCGTCTTGACCATTTGCACTTGAAATACTCCCAAATGAACCACCAAAACCACCACCTTTAGATGTAACTGTATTTAAAACAGAATCCTCACCTTGCATCCCACTTGTTGAACCACCTCCAACAAAAGTTGGCGCAGTTCCCCCTGCTCCTATGGTTATGGCATAGTCTGTACCTGCACTAACTGCCATTCCTGTACCAGTACGAAAACCACCTGCACCTCCACCACCACCAAAGTTTTGTGAACCTTGTGTTCCACCAGAACCTCCTCCTGCAACTACAAGATAATCAATTTCTGTAACGCCAACAGGGCAAGTCCAAACAGTATCACCTAAAAAACTTTCAACAACTACAACATTACTTACTCCTGCTGCAACAGAAAAGTTAGAAAATAATAATTGATGTACGCCTGTCATTATGAAATATTTCCAGTTATAACAGCTAAATCAGCCGTGTAACTAAACAAGATACTTGCAACTCCGTTTGCATCTAAGGTATGTAAAGCAGTTGCTGCTAAGTCTCCTGCTTTAACTGCATTGATAGCAGTACAGGCTAATGTAGCCGTGCAGCCGTTTACAGAAACTATAGATATAATATCACCCACATCAAAAACACTGTCTGGAACAGTTAAAACAACATTAGATGAATTTACTGTAATTTGATTACCTGCATCAGATATTTGCAAAGTATAATCTCCTGATTTATTTTGACTTACAGGTATGTCTCTTAAATTACCATCTTGATCTGATACTGTAGAAGAACCAGTTATAGCTCCTCCTATATTTAATGCACCTGTTGCACTAACGCTAACAGCAGCATCTATAGTTTTATTCGTTAAAGTTGCTGTTCCTACTTCAGATACTAATGTAGAATTAGCACCTTTAGGTAACAACATGGTGTTTGTTACTCCTGCTGAGTGTTCTTGTGATTTTATTGTTTGACCGTGTGAGTTACTTCTACAATTAAGTTTAAGTTCAGCATCTGTAGAACCACCACCCTTTACTTCAACAATATAAGTAGTAGCAGCTAAAGTTAAATTTCCTGCATTGTTTTTAATATCCCCTTCGACATTAAGTGTTCCATCTACAGAGACGTTGCCACCTACATTTAATGTAGAGTTTGCAGAAACACCACCTGTAATTTTAAATGTACCTCCTACAGAAGCATTACTACTTACAGCCAAAGTTCCTGTGATTGTAGCTGTTGCAAGGTTTGTTGTTCCTGCTACATCAAATGTGCCACTAGCTGAGAGATTAGCAACATCTGTATCCCCTGTTACAGCAAGTGTTCCACCCACTGAAACTGCTCCAAAAACACCTAAAGCACTTCCTAATGAAACCTCTCCATTAGCATCTTGTATTACTGCTTTTGTGCCAGGATATGTAGTAAAAACATCTTTTGTACCTGCTCCCCAATCTACTGCACTGTTAGAATTAGAAGATGTTATAACCGTAGTTCTAGCTAAAGTGGCAGAATTACTAAGAGTTCCTAAACCTATCTCATAATCTGTGTTATCAGTTATAACGTAGTAACAAGTATTTGCACTACCAACACTATCATTAAAGCTACGAAATCCTGTAGTTGCTCCCGCTAAAGTAAAATTTCCAGTTCCTGTTGTAGAGGAAGTTTCTTTTACTCTATCTGCTTGTATTAAAGCCATTTTACTCTCCCATTAAGCAATTCTAATAATCGCTGTACTAGCCGCAGCACCAGGGAATATAATACTAAAAGTTCCGTTTGAAGATGTTTTATCTGATCCAAAATCTAAAACACACACTGCTTTGTTACTTTTAGATGAATTGTAGATAAGAGCTCCTCTTGCTGTGATACTAGAACTAGTAAAATCAGTGTCAGAAAAATCAGCAAATGCAGTCGTACCACCAGTAGTTGGTGTTTGATTTGTTAAACTATTGCCACCTGAAGAATATCCTGTTCCAGAAGCCTCGTTTGAAGTTGAAAAGGCAGTAGTAGCAGCATCTAAATTAGCAGAACTTGTAAACAGAGCTAATTTAAAAGTATCTTGACCATTTGTAAAATTGTGTGTGCCAGTTAAAAGTTCTTGCTTAAAACTCGTACACATTGCCTGAGTAATTGCCATTATAATCTCCTTAATAAATTTGCAGCGTTTTCTTCACCTCCTCTTATACACAATTGTATGCAAGTATCTCTTTCAGATTTTGCTGCATTTTTTAAAAATTGATAAATTAAATTTTTTAATTTATCTTGAAAAAAATAAACTTGTTCTTTTATTTCAGGAGAAGCTGTTTCTGAAACAGATATAATTTTTGAAACACAGGCTTCAGATAAGTCTTCCATAGACAAACCTCCGTCTACGCTAGTCTTTACCATAGGACTTAAAATATTTCCTGTTTTTACTTCAAACATAAAATGTTCCCCTTAAAACTAAATTTTATAGTAATTAAGGACCAGGAGAAACAGATTTTATAGGAATCCTTAAAGCTCCATCTCTATACTCATCTCTTCTACCTCTTCCTTGTTGCTCAACTCCTAATCCTTGAATTGCTTGACCATAACTTTTTTCAAAATATTGAAGCATCTCTAGAGGTCCTTTTGTATAACTATGTGCTTGAATCAAAACTGCATAGAAGAGTGCCTCAGGAGCATTTGTGCTTATCCATGTAGTGGTGTTTGTTGATGACAATTGAAGAGGTCTTCTTATATAACCTAATTGAGTGACATAGCTTTGATCTGGTGTAGGAGCAATGTAAAACGTATCTTCATCAAAAACAGCGTAATATTTAGGAGTTGATGTATTTGAAAAATTAGGCCAATACTCTTTCATAAAAGATTGATCTCTAAATTCTAAAAAAACTTGATCGCCATTACCATCTGTAAACATAATATAACGATGAGTCAAAATGTCTGTTGGCATAGATAGAAAACGATTTCCAGATGTCATGTTTGCTGATACTTCTTCTTTGAAAACATCTAAATCTATTTCTCTTAATATTCTGTTTTCCGCAAAGGTTATAAAAGTGTCAATTACCGCGTCCGTAAACACGTTACTATCCACCTCAGTGTAATTTCTTAAATTAGTTAAAAGTTCACTATAATTCATGTTATTGTCACCGTAACTGTTCCTACTGATCCAGAAAGCTCTATAGTTTTTGCATCAGATTTAGGTTGCATACCGTCAGATTCAAAAGTTGTGTCTCCAGTTCCTCCAATAAAAACTTCCAAAGGCTCTTCTCTATCAGGTCTAGGCTCATGTAAAGCAATTGCATCTGAGTTAAACCTTAAAGGTTCTAATTGAGGTTCCTTTGGCTCGTAATCTTCAGGACAAACTTTAAACCCCTTCCAATTTTTTTTAAGATCTTGGTAAAAAAATCTCTGCCCACAAACGTCACATAGTCCGTATGCATACTTTCCTGAAGCATACCCAGACATTTTATGCTCCTACCTGTGGAACAAAACTTACACTAGCCGTATCTCTGTCCTCAGCGGCAGCTCGAGCAAACTCTTCTTCATAAAGAGTTTTTAAAACGGCTGTTCTATCGGGTGCAAATTTTAAAGATAAATAATAAGCTAATCCTGCCGATAAACATGGAAGAAACCTAAAGTTTACGTCTAATGTGTTTGTATAGTTACCAGGATCTTGTATACGTCTTATTCTGTAGTATTTAAAAATATATGCTTTGTCAGGAGTAGGATACAAAAAAACTTTAGGAACATTTGTTCTTTCAACATAGTATTGTGCGGGTCTTGCCTCTGTGGACTTGTTTGGAAGATTTAAATACTCTGCCCTACTTATTCTGTC